TATCACCTGTGTCCTGTTTGCCACGGCCCACGCGAGTATATAGCCCTCGTCATTTGATAGGTCAGCTAACGCGGCTACGTGATTTGCCTGCCGTTTTCTTCGGCGTCTGCGCTCAAAGGGGCGACAAATTAGTGATATGGTCGATTTGATTATGGAAACCGTTAGCGTGGCTCCGGAGAACACAGCGACGGTAAAGGCGGCCCCGGGAGCCCACGCGGGCAATGATGCCAGATAGGGAAGGCCAAGGTGGTCTGCGAGAAGCATTGATGCAGACGCCAAAAGTAGACCGAGCGAGATGGGCCATGACGTTCCCATAAGTTCGATCAAATCCTTAATAGACGGCATATGTGAATCACCCCCATCCAGTAATTGAGGTAGTCAACATTGTCTTTGACACCGAAACAAGAGCGGTTTGTCGCTGAATACCTGATTGACCTGAATGCCACACAGGCGGCGATCCGGGCTGGGTACAGCGAGAAGACTGCGACAGAACAAGGATCGCGCCTGTTAACGAATGTTAAGGTGCAGGAAGCCATTGCAAAGGGCCAGAATAAGACGGCTGAGAAGCTTGAAATCACGAAAGAGCGCATTGCCGATGAATTGGCGAAGATCGCCTTTGCAGACATACGCAAAGCGGTCAGGTGGGGTAAAAGCCCGATAGACACGACGTCGGAAAACGCCAGCCCGAACGGCCTTGGCATCTATCCGGTCGAACTGGTTCCGAGTGAAGAAATCGAAGATGATATTGCAGCGGCGGTATCAGAAGTCTCGCTTACACAAACCGGCATCAAAATCAAAATGCACGATAAGAAGGGCGCATTGGTCGATCTGGCAAAGATGCTCGGCTTTATGGTGGAGAAGCACGAGCATTCAGGTGAGATATCTCTGACCGTGTCGCAAGAGGACGCTGAACTGTGAGACATGGCTGCAATTCAACTGACGGAGAAACAACGGCAGGCTAACCGCCTATTGGCTGGACCTGCGCGCAATATCATGCTGCGCGGCGGATCCCGGTCGGGGAAGACCTTCGTACTTGTCCGCGCAATAATTCAGCGGGCAATCAATGCTCCCGGTTCTCGGCACGTCATTTTCCGTTTCCGGTTTAATCACGCCAAGACTTCCGTCTGGTCCGATACACTGCCGAAGGTTTTGAAACTGTGCTTTCCATCGTTGCGAGTGCGGTTCGATAAAACTGACTTCTATGTCGAGTTATCGAACGGTTCTCAGGTCTGGATTGCGGG